ACTAACAAATTGTGCATATAAAGCTGCGATTGTTGATTCTGCTTTGAATATCTCTGATGCTACTGAGCCTTTAACGTGAAATCTTCCACTTGGTGTCGCAGTTCCAATCCCCAAGCGGTTGTTAGTTCCGTCCCAAAATAAAGACGAACTCTGCTGTAACACATTCCCCGTACCCTCAAACAATACCCGACCAACAGTACCCGAAGCAATCGGTGTAGTGCCGACTGTTAAGCCTGAAGGCGGTAACGGAATAGCGTCAATGAGTTCTTGACCCGTTATTGATCGTGTGACGTAGCTTCCACTCTCCAGCGTGGATACCTCGATGAGGTCGGTTGCTTCCAGGTCGGCTCCCTTCGGAGTCATCTGGGATATCTTCTGAGTTCTAAATGCCATACCTATATTGCAAATTGTCAGCCAAATGTTTAGAAGGCGAAGTATGAGTCATCTGTATAGTACTCCTGGCGAATGTGCGTGGCAGCGTAGCGGATGGCATCCATGGCATCATCGTATAGCTTCACGGGCTCATCCATGATTTGGTCGCCGACCTTTTTCCACTTGTAGTTCTCGTATTCTTTCTTGAGTCTTGGCTCATCCTCGCAGACCACTCCAAACGTCTTGATGTTGTCGATGCCCTTCTTGACTACCTTGTTTGCGTTCTGCACATCATAGCCAGCGTTGTTCATCTCGGCAATAATCTCGGGCCGTGCGTAGTCAGCCACGATGGTGACGTGCTTCTCGATGCCCAGGTTGCCAATCTTGTCGATGAGGTTGGTGGTGGTCAGGTAGCTCTCGTATATGACCGGCTCGATGTATATGTCATTGTCGCAATAGTAGACCCTCATCAGGGCAGTCGGGTGATTGTATCCAAAGTCAAGGCCATACACAAAGTTGACAAAGCGTGCCGGGCGATGCTTCACGAATGTCCAGTTGGAGTAGATGTTGCTCTTGCTGATGGCTTTCTCACCGAGTGCATAGATTTGATACAGCGACTCATCGGTGCGCTTGAGGTCCTCAATCTGTCGCTTGATGCTTTCGGGGAGAAAGGGGTTGTCTTTGTACGTCGACTTGATGATGATGCTCTCCTCCATCGGCAGCTCATACAACCAGGATGCTGACTCACTCGGATTGTAGTCAAAGATGAGCTTGGTCTCGGTCCTCATGTTGAGCTGCTGAAAATCTTCGAACCATAGCTCATTGGCCTCATTGCACCAACCAAGGTCACGCTTGCGGCCTCGAATCTTCTGCTCATCATCCACGCTGAAAAACTCCACGATGCTTCCATTCGGGAAGGTGTAGATGTGCTCTGACTTGTTGTGGCTCGTGACCTCATAGATGCCCATCTCCTTCATGATTTCAAAGAAGTCACGCATCACCGTTGCCCTGAGAGCTGGGAAGGTCTTGCGCACGATGCTGACCACCTTGCCAGGATTCTGCAAGCAGTACACCACGATCATTTGGCAGAGCGAGTAGGTCTTGCTGGAGCGGCTGCCACCCTCATTGATGATGAACCTGATGCTCGGGTCTGCCAGGGCTGTGAAGTTTTTCTCGAAGATGACAGTGCTGTCGATTGTGATTTCAGCCATAGCTCAAGTTTAGGCAATAGGGATGCCGTACAAGTTTTTCTCTTATACAGCCAATTTCTCCAAAGATAGTAATAATACTATTCAGTGGGTTTAATTATATTCACCTTCACCTCGGAGATGCTCTGCCCTCCAGAAGTGATGTCAGTCTTTTCAGTGAGACCATTCAGTCGCTGAGTGATGGATGGGTTGTACTGCCCGGCCATGCCTCCCTCGATTTGGTCTTGCTTGATGTTTGCCTCTATCGTGCGACAGATTGTGGTATATGCTGAATATCTCCCATCAGTGTTTGCGAAGTAATCTTCGATACTCTTGTGCTTATCAGCTGCGAATGCTCTGAATCCCACCACGGTAAGTGGTCTCTCGAGTGGCAATGGCACAGCCTCTCCAGTTTTGTTGGATAGCTGATATTGATATCTCGGATTGTTTTTACACCATGTTCGATATTCGACAAATAGTTGCCACATATCCTCAGGTGTTTCGATGTGTTTTGGTCTCATATTATTCCTAAGCCTTTAAGTTTACTTTCTGCCCAATCCTTGCCCGTTTTGCCACCCCACAGAAGGAATGAAACGTATCCGCAGTCCTCAGGTGCAGCGTTGTCATAGTAGACCTCTGCTCTCGATAGGTATGAATACATCCTTTTGATTGTATCCACAGATATTGGCTCTTGATTTGCGAGCTGCTGTCCTCTGACCTTACCGACTTGTGTGGCGCACTTGTTACCGAGCTCTTTGTTGAGTTCGATGCCTCTGCGTGCGTTGTTTCTCACGCTGTCGGGATAATCGGAGTAGCTATCCTCTGCGAATGCTTCCATGTACTTTGATAGTGCTGTCATTTTTGACTCTTCCCACATGGAATTGCACACAGCATATCGCTGGTCATTCTCAGGAAAGTCCTTGAGTGCCTCTTCATCGCCCATGCAGCGAGTCAGGAAGTCATCCTTTGATTCAGATGGTGTCGGTTTTGGCATTTGCTCGTTTACGTTTTGTTTTTGGTTTAACTACTACTGGAGCTTCAGTCTGCTCATCTGCCTCGATACCTTCATATCGGATTGGTGCGGTCGCTGTCTCCTTCTCAAATAGATATGCGAATCCTATGCTCACATAGTAGTCATATTTATTCATATCTATATTGTCAACAACCACGGTTATGTTTCCGAGAGCTGTGTTTTTCATCAGGGTCATCCCCTTGTATTCACTTTTTATCTTCATTGTGTATGATTTTGAGTGTTGTTTTTATGTCTGCGATGAGGTAGTGTGCTGATGTCACTGGGATGTTGAAGTACTCGGCCATAGATCGTGCAGTCGTGAAGTTCTTATCGAAGTAAGCCTTGGCCACTGCAATCTTGACGTTGTCTGTGAGCCCATCTCGATATATGTCCACCGATGACTTCCACCCCTGGTATTGCTGCTCGATTGCGATTTTGTAGTTGAGGTCCTCCCCATCATCGAAAGTGTCAGGAACTGCGATTTCTGATGCCAGGATTCTCTCATCCTTGTAGCTGTCGACATTTTTCCAAATGACTTGACGCTTGATTGAATTCAGTATATAGCTCTTGACCTTCCCGACATCCTCTGTATTGTCATTGATTTCGATGCAGTGCAGATATGCGTTGGAGATGACCGTATCGATTGTGAGTTTCGGATTGTACTTGGAGCAGAAGTACCTGGTGTATCGGTACAGCTCCTCATAGTGAGACGATATGTAGCGGTCAAGAGTTGCCTTCATACCAGTTGATGAATTCCTTGTACCAAATCTTGCGTCTCAGTTGGGAGCAGAAGCATTCACGATCAGGCTGTCCGGTCTCTGCGACCTTGATTCGCTTGAGAACGTTCAGCGTTTTCTTGCTGTATCGCTCTGTTTCGGGCATTTCCCTGACTGCTGTGATGATATCTATTTGCTCTCTATCCATTCGCTTATGATGTAGGCACCCATCGCTGTGATTGCTGCCGTATATATATTGCCTGAGAGTGCCAATGCAGTCCAAAATGACGTACACTTCCAGCAACCAAAGCCAGCATGAATGTAATCACCGAGCTTGGAGCTTGGAATCACCTTCATGAATAGTAGGTCGATGACCCAGTGCAGAGGCTCGAAGTTGGCGATGAGCCACCCGAGTGCCAGGTATGATAGTATCAGTTCCATAGGGCAAAGATAACTTTAAAAATCAATATGATAGCCACTGTGGTCACGAGTATCATCGTGGCGAGTGCTGCGCAGTATTCTTTATCTGGTCTCATTGTTCTTCGTTTACGATTTCTAAACTCCCATCGAATGTATAGCCAGTGAGCTTGATTAACTTATCGAGATGATAAAGCAAGTCTTCTAAAGTTACGTCTTCGTGGTCAAATTCATACGATGCCTTATGGCCGTAGTGTGTGATTTCTATTTTCATTGTTCTGGTTTAAAGATAAATTTTGGTGGTTCAGTTTGGATAATTTTTTGCCTTAATTGGTTTACTTCACTCTTCAGCTTCTCAATATACAGCGTTGCGTCCATCAACTCCTCCTGGAGATGATTCAACCAATCGGTGAGGTTGAGGTCATCACGATCTAAAGTGCGCCCATATTTCTGGATGCCGAGCTGGCTGCGCTCAGAATACTTTGCCAGTACCTTGAGTACAATTGGGTCAGTTAAGTGCTGCTGTTTGCTCATAGAATTCCTCTGGTGTTACTTCGGAGATGTGAACTTCATCCGATACGGTTAAAACTATGCAATAAGAGCACCCCTTGAGTTCATTCAAGAGGTCCTCCAATCGCTTTATGATATTGTCAAGTCCTTCATTCCTGGTGCCGACATATCCGATGAAGTATCTCATTTCATCAAAAAGTTGAATGCTTGGATATAGAACTCATCACCCACCCCATTGCCTCTCATAAATCGGTTTACGGTATAGTAATTGAGGTTCATATCTTCAGCCAAGTGAGTCATCTTGTATCGGCTTGAGAGTCGGGACCTCAACTCTTTGTAGATGAAGTCCCGAATGTTCTCGCCATCAGAAAGGTAAATCGTCATCGATTTCATCTGAGATTGGTTTTGATGGTGCTGCTGCATCGATGCGGATATCCCAAGCATTAAGGCTGACATAATACTTGCCATTGTACTCACGACCTCTCAAGTCGAACTTGACCTCACATTCTTGACCGACTTTGGCTCCATCCAGAAACTTCACTCGCTCATTGACTGCTTGAAATTGTACCAGCTGCGGATACTTGTCACCGATTGAGAGCACAAACTCTCTGATGTTCATCTTCTCACTCACTTGTCTGGCATCACCGATGAGGTGAATGGTGCCTTTTGCTTTTAGCTCTTCCATTTTACTTGTTGTTTAATTGTTCATAATACTCATGATATAATTCGGATGCTTCTTTAAGGCGAGCAACCATTTTTGCCTCAATATCTTCATCTCTGTCGTACCAGAGAGCTGTGATTCGCTTCTCAGGATTGATATGGTCGACTCTGTGCAGCTGGAGATTCTCGTATTCGTTGAGGAATTCATCCCAGGTAGTCACCATGCAGTAGATGAGCTCGGCTGTTGGCTTATCATAGAGCATCATGTAAGCTCTGAGCTGCCATTCATAGAGTGGGTTGACAGCATCCTCAATAAGTGCCGGGAATGTGTCCAGGGACCACGATGTTTTGACATCGATGACCTTCTGCTCACTGATGATATCAGCGGTGCCAATGAGATAGTCATTCTCTATGGTCACTTCATTCTTGATATAGTCAGTAAATCTCACCGAGTTGATGAGGTTGATGGACTCCAGCTCTTGCTCTCTACCCTTCCAGATGTATTTGTTGTTGAGTTCTGTGGTGTAGTTGTAGAAGTCCTCCTTTGCACACTGCTTGATGTAGCTCTTGGCTGTTTCTCCGATGCTGTCCTTGGCTCTGCCATTGGTCATCAGCTTACCGATTTGCGATGGATGCCATTTCATAGTGCAAGCATTTTGGTCTGAGCTTCAGTGAGTGCATAGTTGGTGGCCAACTGTTGTGCGGTATACTTCCCAGCTTCGATTGATTCGAGTGCTTTCTTGAAGCGGTTCTCATCGATTACTGGCTTTGATGCTGCACCCTGAGCTGCTGTGTTGCCATCATCGTCAACGGCTTGAAGTGAGAGCAGTGACTGCAATGTACCTCTTCTGAAGTAAGTGACGGCAGCGAGCACCTTTTGTGGGTCTGTGATGACTGGAAGGCTCATGAATGACTCGATGACCTCACCAGAATCGATATCGATGATACGAGTCACCACATCATTGCCAACCACTGGCTGCAAGAGAAGCAGTCCATGCTCGTGGAGGATAGGCTCCACCGTTGTGAGCAGCGCATTGATGTCAGCATAGCTCTTTTTGAAATGTGGATTCGTTGCATTCTTTGCAACCTTTCCGATTTGCTGCTTGGCAGCGTGTAATTTTTGCCAAATGTTCATTGGCTCTGCTTTTTTTGTAGTCATAAATTGTTGTTTTTGTTGTTTTGATTCGTAAATATACGCTTTTATTTGATTGATTCGCAAAACTGCTCATAAAAATTTAAGAATCCTTCAAAATCTTTTGCAATAACATACACACCACCAGCCTCTTCAATGGCTTTCTGGTATGCTTTCTGAGCTTGTGACTGCCTATCCTTCCCATACTTGACCTCTATCTTGACAGACCTCCCCTTGATCGTTGCAGAGATATCTGCCGAGCCTGGTGTGCCGGTGCCCTTGGTCCACTGACCACCGATTGCAACTCCATCTGTGCGGTATTTCTTTCGATAGACTCCCATGGTGTTGATGCGCTCCGCTTGGCATCCGCTGAACTGAAGGAAGGCGATGATTGATTTGGTCAGAGCATTGGCTCCGTTGTCATTCCATTGGTCCAGGGCAATCAGGTGCGGTGGGATGGTTGGATACTTTTCCATTTTGTATTTGAGCTGGAGGTCTTTTAGGATTTGTCGGTGTTGTCTTGTCATTGTTTCGCTTGTTCGTTTAGTTCATCCCAAATATCATCATCTTCTGGAGTCGGTTTGGGAGTTCCCGAATCGAGAATGAAGTATCTGCCGTTGTGATTGCGCCCTTTGGTGATGTTGTAGCCTTTGTAATCGGCATACGACTGCACCCATTTCAGGAATCTTCGAGGCTCGAGCTCCTTGAATGAGGTGAATTCGGAGGTAAATTCTTGAATCTTGCTGCCGTTGTAGTAGTAAACATCGAGAGCCAGGTTGCCTTCTTCAGCCCAGTCAAAGAAGTCCTTGCACGTTGCCTGGATGAGTCGCTTGGCATCTGCGTTGATGCTGATGGCTTTCATCAATCCATTGCTCAGGTACTTTTGTAGATTCTTCACCATGTAATTGTCAAACTTCAACCAATCCTCATCTGCCCAAGAATCGAATAATAGCCGACCATACTCATCGAGTGGGCTGCGCTTGGAGTGAAAGTACTGATAGAACTCAAGCTCGTGCCTTCTGCGATCATGAGAAGAGCCTGCACCACTGATTACATAGTTGGTTGTGATGACAATCTTTGGTGAGCGGTTGAATGGGATAAAAATTTCATCCTTATTCTTTCGGTTGACGGTGATTCCCTCGGTGATGAGGCTGAATAGCTGCTCGAAGTCGAATGCTTTGCGCACGTCATCGAATGCCAGAATCTGCGTGTCCAGGTTGACTCGCTGATAAACGAAATCAGACTTGGATGGATTGAAGCTCTTGCCATCTATCTTGACCACTCTGCGCAGATTGCCGAGTGCAGCCAGCATGAGTGACTTGCCTGACCCTCCATTCGGGTTGTCATCGATTTCTTGGTCATTGAAGATGATTGCTTTCTGGTCAGTTTTATCTTTAAAGGTGTGCATCAAGTATCCGAGTGTTGTCTCAAGGGCATCCACTCTGCCGATGTCATCTGCTGAGACCTTGCTGACGAAATCTTGAAAGTCATTGGTGCAGTCATCAAGCAGCGTGAAATCTCGCTCGATGATTTGATTCTCCCATATGTATCCATCGACATCGATGTAGCTCTTGAGCTCAACTTTGCTCTTGGATATCTTGGCAACACCATTCTTGAATGGAATATAAGATGCATCCTTGCTATCTTGAAGCATCAGTATATTGATGCTGTCAATCATATTGATGAAGTTCTCATTGAATAGGAATGCATTCCTGGAGCAGTAGTTCCACACATCCATCTCACCCTTGCTTTGGAGATAGTTGAGCACAAAATCCTTGATTTGCTCCGCTGATGATATTCTGACCTTGTTCTCCTTTACTCTGACAAATGTCGGCTTCTCAGCATTCTCGGGATAGTACTTATTGAATCCATTCTTGACTAAGAATTCAGCGTAATTTGATGGCTGAATCGTGATACCACCCTTCTCATTGACTGACCAGAAGATATCATCGCCAGTCTGAATCTCTTTTTTTATATCCTCAATGACATCCTCTCTGACGTTCAGCTGCTTCTTGATATCATCGTCTGCGATGCCGCTCTTGAGCTTCTGACGCACCCTTTGGAATGTATCTTTATCTTCAAAGTATTTGATTCCAAATGAGGCTTTCTTGTAAGCCGAGCGAATGGTTGTGACCATCTCTTGCTCGCTGAAGCTGGAGCCTTGAGCATACTTGGTCCAGATGTACTGTTCTGCCGTATCCTTTCCGATGCCATACTCGCAGAGCACAGCTGCCAATTTGAATACGAATTCATTGCGACTGCCCTCCTCGAATTGACAACCATGGTCAAAACGCTCAATCAAGTTGATTATTTTATCCTCATCGGATAGGATGCAGATGGGAGTTCGCTCTGTGTAGCTGAATCCCTGGTCTTGCTCGATGCCTTCAAATACCTGGCAGAACTCATTGAAGTAGATGTCGGGGTCATAGGATTCGAAGCACACCCGACTGACGTTGCTGTTCTTTGTATCGAAGTATTCGCTGTCAAAGTACTTGCCGAATGCTGTGAATCTGCGCTTGTGCTCAACCTTGTCTGACTTTGGGATTCGGATGACAGCTTTGAGACCATTCCCTGATGGAGAAGTGAAGACCATCATCACATGGGGGTCAGCAATCAGCCTCTTGCGTTCCTCCATCATCAGCTTCTTGGTTGGATATTGGTCGAAGTCCAGGATGCACAGACCAGAATGCTCGACAAGACTGCTGTCATTGCGCTCGGTGAAGGTCCCATTGAACATGATGGCATTGAGTGACGACTTGAGGCGGTCATGCTCGGGGTCAGCCTTCTCCAGTGATCGTATTGTTGCCACCTTTTTTATGAGTTCTGGATTGCCGAGTCTGATTCTGTTGTATACCTCTTGAATGGACAGTTCAAAAGGTGTTTCTTTGATGTTAAAGAGTGATTTAAAGATTGAAACTTTCATAAAATGTTGTTTGTTTTTTTTCTTAATTTGTTTGCTTCATTTTCTATTTTGGTTACCCATCTTAAATTCTCAAGACGGTTGTCATATCTGACTCTGTTGATGTGGTCGCATTCTTTACCTTCTGGAGGCATACCAACAAAAGACATCAATACCAATCGATGGATATCTATAAATTTTTTATCTGTTTCATTTAGTAAACACACAAATTTATATCCTTTTACTCTGCTTTGAGGCTTTAAAATTTTAGGATTTTTGCCTTTAAACGATTTCACTCTACCAAGATTGCTCACTTGGTAATCAATAAAGCCTGAAATTGGCTTCCAAATTTCTTTCATTTGTCGAAGTCTTAAAATAAAAAAGCCATCTTAAGTCCACAGCCTTCGACCTCTGTTTCATTAAAATGGCTTAATAATACCTTATGGTCTTATAATGTCGAAGGAGACCCGTACAAATATAACGAATGAGTGCTGAAATGGTTGCATTTGTTAATAACTTTATATTTTTTTGTTCAAAACGTGACGCTAAATGACAAAGCGTGACGATGTGAAAAATACTAAATTACTGAATATCTGTATTTTAACTTATTTCGTGACAATGACGCTCTCAAAATTTTTTGGCTCTTGTTGTGTTTACCATCACTCCAGTAATCGGTATAATAGAGCAATCGTCATTCCGTCACGCTTGTGAACTCACCATACACCCCTCTCTTGATGTCAGTCTGTATCTTTTTAAGCTCCCAATATGCGCTACATTGCATCACATCATGGATGAGATTTCTTGTGATGGGGTAGTTGAGTGCAGTGTATTTCTCAAATTTCT